TAGTATATTATAATAGTTAAATAACAATTAAGTTATTTAAAAACCGTTTCTATTATGTCATGTGGCAAAATGCTCTTAATATATTAGTGAACAGGAGAAAATATAATGAAAAACATTATTGAGCGAGTTATCTCGTCACCACCAAATAAGTATGAAGCTTATTTGTATCAATATACTAATTTGTCTGATGATAAAAAGTATGTCGGATACCATAAAGGTTCAGTTGATGATAATTATAATCATTCATCAACTTGTAAAGAGTTTGCTAAAGTTTTTGCAGACTCAAAATCAAAACTAAAGTTCGAAGTTATTAAATATGGAAGTTTAGGAGAAATTAAGACTGCTGAAAATTCTATGTTGAAAAGTGCTAACGCTAGGAATAACCCATTATACTACAATAAGCATAATGGTGCTCCTTCTTATGATGAACCTGACTTAGATAAAGTCAAGTTTTTAGTTCAACAAATCACAGACCGAGTTTTTCCTGTCTTTAAAGAAGAACTCGCACTTCATGAAAATATGTCCTACTCGCAAGTACGCTTTGAACATAATCCTGAGTTGCAAAAAACTATTAAGGAAAAAATTAATGATGCCAATGGCAACACAGATGGTTGTAATCCTTTAATAATATGTGAAAAACGAAGAGATGGTGAAGACCTTCGTGTAGATGGTAATCATACATGTTTTGGTGCTATTCAATCAAAACATGCAAATGATATTCCTGTCATGAGATTGCCATACGATGTTCATAAGGATTTTTCAGAAATGGAAATTAATATGGTTGGCAACTTACTAAATAAAAAAAGTGAGGTTGTAAAACGCCCAATGTCACAGCAAGACGGCATCAAACATGTCCGAAATGCACATAAAACAGGAGTTCCTTTTAACAGTCAATTTAATGTAACATTCTTAAAAGAATGTAATTTTACTGGTTCTGGTTCTTCTGGTCAAATAAAGGCTATCTTAGATAAATCAAAACAACTTATTGACCAAGCAGATAAAGCAATAAGTGGACAACTTTTTATAAGATATCATGCAAATCCACATAAGTCAGTTTTAGAAGCAAAAGTAAAATCTCTCTCACAAAAAGAGGGAGAAACTGCCATCGGTATGTCTTCTTCTATGTTTAATGTTGCAAGAATATTTGAAACACTATGGGCAGTGAGAGATGATAAAGATGTCAAAAAAGATGTCAAAAAACTAACTGTGGTTGTTCATCACAAAGACACTGAAGCAAGTAAGGCTTGGAAATCAAAAACTCAACCATTGTGGATTAATATTTTAGACAAGCTTATGAAGTCTGAATATGAAATAGAGTTTCATGAAATGCCTATGTGGATTGACGATGGTTCTAAAATATAATGAACCTATTTGATTTAAATAGAGAAAAGAAACTACAAAACACTGTTAGGGTACTTGTGTACCCTAACATTACTTTTCAAGAAGACTTAGAAAAAGATAGTTACATACAGGTCATTAAAAAACAAATTTCTTTATTAAATGAAATTAGAGATGACTTGTGGTTCTATCTTATCTTACCATGCTCTATGCCTTCTTTACAATTTAAAAATGCATCACAATATATTTTGCCATTGCCAACATACCCACCTACAATGAGGTCACATTTTGATGTACCTAAAATAACAAAAATATTAAATAACGAATTAGATTTTGATTTAGTAATGACACATTTACCAGAGCATACTCATGCTCTTAAAAATGTATTATATAATGTAACACATCATACACCTCAGTTTTTTGGTTATTCACATTGGTTTGATTTAAAAGAAGTTGTTGCATGGTCAAAAGATAGTTTCTTACAGAACATTACTGGATTATTAGAATATGATAGATGTTATCTTAATACACAACATCAAAAAGATTTAGTATTAAATCAAGCAAAAGAAACATTTAATGATAATATTACTATTCCAAAATTAGATAAGATACTTGTACCACAACATTTAGGTGTTGATAAAAAAGATATAATAAGTGAAATAAACCCAGAGCCTGAAAAGATAATTGTCTTTAATCATAGACCAGATACTTACAAACACTTTAAAGAATTTATTGAAGTCACAGATATGTTATGGAAGAAAAGACAGGATTTTAAAGTATGGGTGCCGTTATTAGGTAAACCAAATCGTGATTATGTCATTACAGATAAGGGCGATAAAAAATGGTATTATAAACAATTACAAAAATGTTGTGTTGGGTTTTCACCAAAACAAACCTATGGTGGTTGGTCTGTTTCAACAACAGATGGCATGATGAATGGTGTGCCATATATTATGTACGATGATACTTATTATCATGAATTATATTCACAAGGTATTTTCTTTACTAAACATGAATCAGCATGTGAATTATTAAATATGTTTCTTGATGATACAAATTGTAGAAATCAAAAGGCACAAGAATCACTTGATTGGATAAGTAATCATCTAATCTATAAAGATAAAATGGTAGAGATGTCTGAATATATGTCCAGACTTATTAAAGAAACTCGTATGGTAAAAGATACTGATAAATTTAAAGAAATTGTTAGTTGGATTAAATCTGCTGGCACACTATCTAAAAAAGAAATAATAGGAGAGTTAGGTTGGGGTAGAGGTATTAAATTCACACCTTATCGTAGAGCTCTTATGAATCATTCAAACATATTCGATGTAAACGAATCTGAACCCAAATACTGCTGGGTGAATGATTATCAGGATTACCTATTGACAAAAATTTAATTATAATATATAATGAATTTATGAAAAAAATAGATAATGTAAACCACCCACCACATTACAATCAACAAAAAGTTGAATGTATAGATGCAATAGAATCTGCAACTGGTGATGGCTTTGAAAACTATCTTCAAGGTAATATTATAAAATATATCTGGAGATATAATTACAAAAACGGTACTGAGGACTTAAAGAAAGCCCAATGGTACTTAAATAAACTTATTGAAGTGAAGGAAAATAAATAATGAAATTATCATCTCAAACTAAAGAAGTGCTAAAGAACTTTAGTACCATAAATCAGAACATTATGATTCGTTCTGGTAATACACTTAAAACAGTTTCTGCTATGAAAAATATAGTTGCAACTGCACAAGTTCCAGACAGTTTTACTCAAGAGGTGCCTGTCTATAATCTAAACGAATTTCTATCAGTACATAGTCTTTTTAAAGAACCAACATTAACCTTTGATGATAAGTTTATGACAATATCAGAAGAGGGTGGGTCTTCAAGTTGTAAATATCATTATTCAGACCCATCTGTTATCGTAACAGTTGAGAAAGATATTAGTATGCCTTCAATAGAACTTGAAACAGTTTTCACAGAAGAGATTCTAAAACAAATTACAAATGCCGCCGGCACTCTTGGTGTTACAGATTTAGTTCTTACAGGCAAAAAAGACTCTGATGTTCAATTAAAAATTAAAGATAAAAAGAATGTTGCTTCAAACAATTTTGCAATTAACATGGGCAAGAAAAGTACAGCAGATTTTGAGTTCTTTTTTAAAGTAGAAAATCTTAAACTATTACCTGGCAATTATAATGTTCAAGTATCATCAAAAGGTATTAGTTATTTTAAACATCAAACTTTTGATGTATCATATTTTATAGCGTTAGAACCAGAATCTACTTATTCAGCATAGGAAAGTTTAATGAAAGAAACTTTCTTATGGGTAGAAAAGTATAGACCTAAAACTATACAAGATTGTGTCTTGCCTAAAGACATGAAAAAGACCTTTTCTGAATTTGTTAAAAAGGGTATACCTAATTTATTATTAACGGGTGGTGCAGGAGTTGGTAAGACAACTGTTGCTAAAGCCATGTTAGATGAAATAGGTTATGATTATATTCTTATTAATGGTTCTGAAGAATCAGGTATTGATGTTCTTCGTAACAAGATGAAAAACTTTGCTTCTACTATGTCATTAGAAGGTAGTAGAAAATTTATCATTATTGATGAGGCAGACTATTTAAATCCTCAATCAACACAACCAGCACTTCGTGGTATGATAGAAGAGTTTCATAAGAACTGTGGTTTTATTCTTACTTGTAATTTTAAGAATAGAATTATTGACCCATTGCATAGTCGTTGTAGTGTTGTAGAATTTTCAGTACCAAAAGAAGAAAAGCAAACTCTTGCACAAGACTTTATGAAAAGTGTTAAGAATGTTCTTACAACAGAGAACATTGAACATGATGATAGAGTAATTGCAGAATTAATTATGAAGTTTTTTCCTGATTGGCGAAGATGTTTAAATGAATTACAAAGATATTCAGTGTCTGGTAAAATAGATGGTGGCATACTTGTAAATCTTTCTGAGAAGAATATGAAAGATTTAATCTTGTTCATGAAAGAAAAAGACTTTAAAAGCGTTCGTAAATGGTGTGTTAATAATTTAGATAATGACCCTACACGAATCTTTAGAAAAATATATGATAATCTATATCATTATTTTGAAGGTGGTCATTCTATTGCTACTTCTGTATTAATACTTGCTGACTATCAATATAAATCTGCCTTTGTTGCAGACCAAGAAATAAACTTACTTGCTTGTTTAACTCAAATAATGGGTGAGTGTAAATTTAAATAGGAGACTATATTATGGCTGAGAAATCAAAATTTGATGATGTTCCAGGACAATTAAAACAACCAGAGGTTGTCGGTGAAGAACAAACAGGATTAAAAAGTACAACAGGTTCTGAATCTTTAGATAAACTTGTACAAGACATGAGCATGGCATTGGTTATGAAACCTGCTATAACAATGTTAGAAATATTTTTACCAGAATATGTAGTAGATGAGATTAATAATTATCTCGATGAGAAAAGAAAAATCTTACCAAGTTTTGCAAACGAACTTGTCGGTCAAATTAAAGCTCATGATGATTCTGCACAATTAGATATGGATATTAAAAATGATGGCCCACCCAAAGGTCTTGCAAATCTTTCTGAGGGTTTTGTAAAAACTTATTTACAGACTCAAGGTATATCTGAAGCAAAACCAAAATGTGTTTCTATGTGGAGTGTTCATAGTTATGAGGGTGATTACAACCCTATTCATGACCATGGGTTAAAAACCATGATGGGAATGTCTATGATACTTTATTTAAAAGTACCACCACAAATAGAAAAACTACCTGGTAGTGTAAAAGACTTTGAAGGTGGT